TGTTCGCAAGCACAAGAGAGCAGCCAACATAACACTTTTCTGGTCGGTCTTACTATGGGGTACAGGCGGCTTAGTAATATTGCCTCTTGGCTTATATCTAGCGTTAAAATTATTTGGGGTTGTATGAAATACTTTAAAATAGAAGAGTTTAATTGCCAAGAAACGGGCGAAAACGCTATGGACATTGAGTTTCTTGAAACTTTAGAGCACCTACGTGAGGTGTGTAATTTCCCGTTTACCGTTACTAGTGGGTACAGGTCAAAAAGCCACAGCATAGAAAAAGCCAAACAAAATCCGGGAACTCATGCACAGGGTGTTGCAGCAGATATTAAGGTATCTGGAGGCGCACAACGCATGGCTATCGTTAAACACGCGTCAGCGTTGGGAATGTCCGTGGGGGTTGCAAAAACCTTCGTACACGTTGACACTCGTAAGACTCCAGCTATGTGCTGGTGCTACTAGGATAATATCATGCCCCTTAAAAAATTAAAGTTAAAAGCAGGTGTTAACCGCGAAAATACTAGGTACGCAAGTGAAGGCGGGTGGTATGACTGCGATAATATACGGTTTCGCCAAGGTACGCCGGAAAAGATTGGTGGGTGGAGGCGGGTATCTGCAAACACGTTTCAGGGTGTATGTCGCTCTATTTGGAATTGGGTAACTCAAGGAGGACAGAACTTAGTTGGCCTAGGCACGCACTTAAAGTTTTATATTGAGTTAAGCGGTGCTTACTACGACGTAACTCCTTTACGTAAACCAGCGGCTACACTTACCAACCCGTTTACTACTAATGGCTCTACTACTGTCACTGTCACGGATGCTACCGGAGGGTTTGTAGTAGGAGATTTTGTTACTTTTAGTAATGCTTCTGCTGTAAGTGGACTAACTATAGATGGCGAGTTCCAAATTATAACTACTACCTCCCCTTCAACCTACACTATTACTGCTAGTAGCTCCGCATCGGGTTCTGCTACAGGAGGTGGCACAGTTACTGCGGCATACCAAATAAATGTAGGAACTCCGTTTGCCACTGCGCTTACAGGTTGGAATGCGGGGTCTTGGGGGTCAGCGCAATGGGGTACAGGCCAAAACTCTAATTTATCAGTACGTCAATGGACTCAAGATAACTTTGGAGAAGACCTTATATTTGGCCCCCGTGGAGGCACTTTGTTTCTATGGGATGCTTCCGTAGTTAACAATTTAACAACTAGAGCCGTGGCTTTATCCAGTATAAGCGGGGCTTCTAACGTACCTACTTTGCAAAATTTTACACTAGTATCTGACATAAGTAGATTTGTATTTTGTTTAGGGTGTAACGAGTTAGGGTCAACAACCTTAAATCCTATGCTCATACGTTGGTCAGACCAAGAAGACGCTACAAACTGGACACCTTCAGCAACTAACCAAGCGGGTGACTTGATACTATCTAACGGTTCTCAAATAGTTTCAGCTAAACAAGCACGCCAAGAAGTACTAGTGTGGACGGATTCCGCTGTATACGCGTTACAGTACGTTGGTGCTCCTGCTGTGTGGACTGCTCAGTTGATAGGAGAAAACATCTCAATAGCTTCTCAGAGCGCTGTAGCCTACGCAAACGGTGTAGCTTACTGGATGGGTAAAGACAAATTCTACAAGTATGATGGACGTACTCAACCCTTACGATGTGACCTGCGTAAGTTCATATTTAACGATTTTAACGCCACTCAGTATGCTCAAGTATTTGCAGGGACTATAGAGTCGTATCACGAAGTATGGTGGTGGTATTGCTCTGGTAGTTCTACAGTAGCAGACAAGTACGTGGTATATAACTACTTAGAAGATATTTGGTACTACGGTAGCATGTCTCGTTCTGCTTGGTTAGATACAGGGCTTAGAGATAACCCCATAGCAGCAACGTACAGCTTTAACTTAGTTGATCACGAAGAAGGCGTTGATAATGAAGAGGGGGCTAACATAGTTGCTATACCTGCCTTTATAGAGTCTGCTCAGTTTGACTTAGACGATGGACATCAGTTTATGTTTATTAATCGTGTATTGCCCGATGTAAGTTTTGATGGGTCTACAATTAATGCTCCTAGTGCTACTTTGTCCCTATTACCACTAGCTAACTCTGGTTCTGGGTATAACGATCCTTTGTCTGAAGGGGGTTCAAACGCGGGAACTGTTACTAGGTCAGCTACATCCCCTATAGAAAAGTTTACCGGAGCAATACCTACGCGTGTTCGTGGGCGGCAAATGGCCGTAAAGATAGCGTCTACTGCTGTAGGTGTTACTTGGCAGTTAGGTATCCCTAGAATTGACATGCGTGCGGATGGTAGACGATAATGAGTATTGATAAGACTAGATTTAATGTACCGTTTCGTGCGCCAGCGTTACCGTATCCTCCAAAAGAATACAACGAACGAGACTTTGAAGAGTTTAACAAAGTGCTACGTATTTACTTCAATCAAGTAGATAACGCGTTCCGAAACGCTACACTTAATCAACAAGCAGAAGCTGCTAACTGGTTTATGAGCTAATGGCTAATACTTACGTAAATGCAAAAGCAGATTTAACTACTAATAGCGCGACTACTTTGTATACAGCCGTAGGCTTAACCACAAGTATTATTAAGTCTATATTGGTTTCTGAAGACACGGGCAGTGCAGACACTATTACTATAACTGTGACTAACGGCGCTTCGGTGTATAGCTTGTTTAAAGTAAAAGCCATAGGAGCTAATGCTACAGTAGAGTTACTAACTGGCCCCCTCGTACTACAGCCTACAGAAATATTAAAAGTCACTGCCGCCACTGCCAATAGACTGCATGTGGTAGCTAGCATATTGGAGATTACCTAGTGGCAGGTAGAAGAAGTGTAGGTGGTGGTAGTGGCCGAGGCCAAGCACGAAGGGATGCTTTTTTAGCTGCACAAGCCGCTGAACAAGCTAAAGCACAGGCCGCTGAACAAGCTAAAGCACAAGCCGCTGCACAGGCTCAAGCAGAAGCAGGTAGGTTAGCGGCAGAAGCAGAAGAATATAGGTTAGCGGCAGAAGCAGAAGCACAGGCTCAAGCAGAAGCACAGGCTCAAGCAGAAGCAGAAGCAGGAGAATATAGGTTAGCGGCAGAAGCAGAAGCACAGGCTCAAGCAGAAGCACAGGCTCAAGCAGAAGCAGAAGCACAGGCAGAAGCAGAAGCAGAAGCAGAAGAATATAGGTTAGCGGCAGAAGCAGAAGCAGAAGCACAGGCAGAAGCAGAAGCAGAAGACGGTAATGTTGTTGGTGTGTCTGAACCTAATCCTGTAGAAAATGAACTACTAAAAGCTATAGAAGCAGAGGCTAAAGCAGAAGAATATAGGTTAGCGGCAGAAGCAGAAGCACGGCAGTCATACTTAGGATTTGAGGCAGGAACCGATGATATTAAGTATGACTCAGTGATGGGGGAAATGATTAATGACGTTATTATACCGGAACAACGCCTTGATCTAACTCCTATAGAAAATATGGCAGCGCAATCTCAAGCAAAAGTAGAAGCCGTTGATAATTCATGGGAAACTGAAACTGATGCAAAAGCCTATCGGGTAGGAAAATATAAAGCTAGTAACTGGATACCTAATACCCGTGATGCTTACATTGCCAGTGGCATGTCTAGGGAAGAAGCTCAAGCAAGGGCGGAAGTAGAGTACACAAGTAAGGCAGGCGCTTACAGCCCACAAGATTTAGCAAACCCTAACCACTACACAGATATGGGGTTTGCATCTGAGCCAGATAGGGGAGGCATGAGCTTTGATGACGAATATAAGAGAAATAAAGAAAGGACAGGCGTAGACCGAGATGCTGTATGGCTAGAAAACTATTTAGTAGATCGTGAAGTAAATGCTTTTATGCTTCAAACCCCAGAATCTCCGTACAGGTCAACATTTAACCGTCCATCAGATCAAAAACTAAAAGATGCTTTTGACGTTAAAATGAACCAAATAATAACTAACGACCCAAATAGATTTAATACTTCACAATTTTCTAATGCAACTTTACCCTCTTCTGAGGTATATGTAAAAGATGAAGATGTGTGGAAGGCTAGTAATAATACCCTTGGTACACAAACTAACCTCGATGATAGAACAAGCGATGTTGGCTTTTGGGATATGGTTGCATCGGGGAGAAGCTCCGCCCGTCAAGGTTTCTTAGATATGTTCATGAGTGGGCTAGATGAATTACAACTAAACAAAGGGCCGGGGGGTAGGGCGACTGCTAAGAGAGAAGCCAATCTTGCTCGAAGGTTAAAAAAACTAGAAGCTCACGATAAACAACTAGAAGAAGATGAAGCTGCCGCCGCTGCTAAAGCTATAGCTGACGCTAATCCTCCTGTTGAGCCTCCTGTTGAGCCTCCTGTTGAGCCTCCTGTTGAGCCTCCTGTTGAGCCTCCTGT